TCAGTAGCTCAGCTGGTAGAGCACATCCCTTTTAAGGATGGGGTCTTGGGTCCGAATCCCAACTGGGTCACTTTTAGGAAAAACAAAAGCCTTGCAATTAATAGATTGCAAGGCTTTTTGATTTATTTCTAACCACATTTCTAACCACAATGTTTAATTTTCATAATATTATTCAAAAAAGAGCCTCTCTTGATTTTGAATATTGAGTCAAAAATGGGGCAAATTATTTACAAACAGGATTTCAAAAATACAATTTATTTTAGTCTGAAGCTAAAATCTTCCTCCGCCTTTCTTCAAGTTCGGAATAATTGCGTTGAAAAATGACATGAGAAAATTGATGATTGAATTATCTTTTTCCGTTGGAGTTAATCTCGCTACCACATCAAAGAATCCAAGTAATCCTATAACTAAAGTCCCCCAATTATCGGTGATGAAACTGCCTGTAGTTTCTTGCACGACATTGGTTTGTTCCGTCTTGGCTGGAACACCTCCTTCCTCCTGGGCCAATGCCGCAGGTGCTATTTGATGGTTATCTACTGCAAAAGAAGTTTGATCGGGTAGGATAGAAGCCTTTGCCTGATTGCCATAAGGCAAGGTGACAAGCAAGCCGATCATCAGGATCATTACTGAAAAAAGTGTTTTCATCGTGCTATTTTTTTTTGGTTTATAATTGAATGTGATTCAAAATTGAGTAAAGGAGCTTGACGGGGAAAGGACAATATCAGTCAGAAGCGAAGCGACTAAAAAAAGGGATTTTTAAATCCCCTTTTTTCTCTAAGATGCAATTGATACCGATAAATGTTCTCCTTTTGAAACATCAACCGATTTGAAGTAAGCATTTTTGATTTGATCGGTTAACTGATCCGATTCAAGATCAGCTGATTCAATTATCCGAAACCAACTCCAAAACACTTCAAAGACTTGTGTTTCTGATTCGATTTCTGAATCTTCCAGCGAATCAAAATATTCACGATCATACAACAGAACAATTTCCTGATAATCACCAAAATCGTGATTAAATGTTTTTACAGAGTAGTAAGCCATTGTTTTAAATTTCTGTGGAATGGGAAAATTGGAGTGAAAGAAATCAAGTAATACCCGCATTTCAATTTTTAGTTTTTTATAAAATGCTGAATCGCCCATCTGGGCAAAACCGTTTGAGCCTAAGACTAAATAATCCATGATAATTTGATTTAAGTTGATTACTCATTTAAAAACTACATGTTTTGTGAAATCCATTGTTGAAAAGCCTTTTCAGTAGTTAAATCTCCGCTTACCCATATCCGATGGATTTCCAGAATTATTTCCCAGGCATGCTCACCCTGCGCGAAGAATCCTTCTTCTGGGTCAAATACTTCAACAGTGCAAAGTGATGTATCGATAACTCCGCAACTGTATTTTCCATTAAGCCAACTTTCATTCAGTGTAATATCCATTGTATATTGCCCATGCCTTTGGGTCTTATTTGGGTATCAAGCTCACCCGGTTTGATTAGTAAATGATTAGTTCAGGGTAATTGTGTTCCAGTTCTTTGGGCATTTTATGATACAACTCGTTGTAACATTCACCAAGTTCGAAAAGGTGTGGATGCTCGCTCAGTGGATCATCAGATTCCAGGTAAGGACCAAGAACCCATAACAGGGCATCCATCAGCCTTTGATATTCATCCATTGTCAATTCAACTGTATTCATAAGTAAATGCTCATGCCCTTGAGACTCATTTTGGCATCTGGCACGCCTTTTTTGTTTAATTAATCCTCGTTTGGTTTCATGATAAAAATGGCTGGTGACGGATCGTCAAAGTCCTGAGCCTGGATGACCGATTTGAGAATAACCAAGCGCATATTCCGGTTACCATCCATGTCAGGATCCAGTTTTTCGTTTGGTTCCCAATCGCCTTTGTCGGCAAGCACCACATTCAGTTTATACATTAATGTTGACTGTGGACATGCCCTGGCGGCAAACATGAACATGAAAAGTACATCCCAAAGCCTCCCGTCAACGTCCTGTACATTTTCAAAACCTTCCGGCAATTCCACGTATTTATCCCAAACCGCACGGGTCAGATAAACAGGATACTTGATACCTGCCTCTTTTGAAATCTTTTGATCGACACGGACTAAGAATCCATCTTCCACAGCCTGTCTGGTGCTGTAAATGTCAATTACTTCCCAATCTGAAAAATCACTCATTTTGTTTTACTGTTGCCCTACAGATTTTTATTGGCATCTGGCTCGCCTGTTAATTTGAACCCTATCAGATTGAGCAGACTGGATTCTAGTCAATGGGCGAATGTCAGTTTTGAAGTGAAGCGAGAAAGTGACCGAGTGCGGAGCAAGCTTTTCATTTCCCAACAGGAAGCAGAAAAGCTCCCTTTACTTTTCCGGGATGCACAAATAACTTTGGGCGAGAATTGATAGAAGAAAAGCTCTCTAAGTCATCTGATTAACCTGAAACCCAAGTAAAATATAATACAAAAAACCCGAAAGCTACGGGTAGGTTTCGGGTAAAAATCAATCAATCAATCAAATGAAATTATAGGAAGAATAATTTCAGGGACTTTTAAGTTTCTCTTCATCCCGCTCATTTTTTCGTTCTTGACGCAGCTCACGCCTTGCCGCTCTTCGGGCAAGTCGCTTTTCTTTACGGGTTGGGACTTCTAGCGGCAGAGATAATTCTTGTGAATTTCCATCACCCCGTTGTTTTAGTTTCCCGATTTGTTGGGTTTGCTGGGCCACAAATGTGTCAGCTGCTACATTTACCACGGATGGTTTTTCGATTAATTCAATGGCTGCAACCATTCCTGCAATGATTCCTGCAAAAAACAGAGTCAGGTATTTCCATATATTTAGAAAGAATATTTTCATGGCTGCACGATTAAAAGTTCATTACCGGTCCAGTTTCTCACATCCGAATGCACCCAGCTGACATTATCCTCTATGCAAGTTATCCCCAGTTCGCGCCAATGCTCCCGGATATATTGCCGGACTTCGGCTGCTGACACCGTGAATAGTTTGTCGGATGCCCTTCCGTGGGCATGTTGTGAAGTGAGGCTGAACAAAGTTGTTTCTGGAGTTCTGATTCCTGACCAGTTCCGGGTTCCTCCATCCCACCAGTTATTGATTGTGACAGGGCCGAACTGGTCCCGAAGTTTTTGATCTGCTGTGATCAGCCGTTTGTCCAACAGGCCGACCAGAATATGAGGAGTTGACTCAAATTTCAGATACAATTCTTTGGGAATGTATTCATCCAAATTGAGGTTAGTCGAAAGTTTAATTCTTTGCATCTTTTTGCCTGATTTTTCGGATTGAAATACAAATGGTCAGAATACCAACGATCAATGAAATCAGAAAAGCTGCAGATTGCAGCCAAAAGGTTATTTCATCCTGCATGGCTTTATCCAGATTAAGGATTGAGCCAAACAAAAAAGTAGCGATAGTGCTGAATGCACCTGCCTGGGGAGTTTCTTTCATAGTGTTTTTGATTTCAAACCTAGAGCAATAGGCTATCTCAACAAAGGACAGGTTTACTACACTTTAAACCCTTTAATCTGAGTAGTCCCAATGCGGTCAATAAAGAGTTCGCAACTCATTTCTTCAATCAGGAATTCACCCTCACGGGTGTGGTACTTACTGCAAATATTGTTGATCACATGCCGAAGCACATTTATCGGCAGGTCAAATTCTCCACTTACTGCAAGGCGGTTGGACCAGAATTGGTTCCAGTTTTTCCAGTAAAGAGGCAGTATCCCCGTATCTGCTTTTTCGTATTCGAATGAGAAATTTGCATTTTGAACTCCACCGGCATTGTTTGGATTGTTGATCAGCAGTCGGGGTGAAAATGCCTGCGTTTTTGCCTTCCAGGTGTTCATGTTTCCCTGCTGGTTAACAAGAGTAAGCTGCTCGTTGCCATAGCAGCAGGACCATGATGATTTGATTTCTTCCACTTCCTCCCGTCCGAACTCGTGCCAGCCGTTTTGAAGGCCAATCGAGATTTCCTCCCACCCTAAAACATCGGTAGTATCTGAGGCCATAGTTGATCCATTAACTTTCTCCTGCGTAATCCATTTGTACTGATAGAAAGTATTGTTCGAACTCATAAGCCGGATTTCACCTTCTACAGGACTATCTATGGCCCATATTCCGGGCCAGTCAACAACAGGTTCTTTAATGTCTGCCCTTCGGTCACTCAGATCATTAAACCGTTCAGAAAACACCATATCATTGGCATCATGTTCCCTGGTAAACTTTATGGCTACACTTTTTTGCTCTCCGATTTCCCATACACCCAAAAAGTAATCATCCAGATTGATAGCCGGACCTGTTAATAGCTTTTCCCTGGAATGGATATTAACGGTATTATCAGGCAAAAAGTGAAAGCAAACATTGGTAAGGTTTTGAGTGGAAAGAATCAAATCTCCAACCTTCATCTTTGGAAAGTGGTTATTTGGTATCAATTTATAAAAATAACGGCGGGTGTAACTGTACAATTTCACACCAACTGAATGTGGCATATTAATTAGTATAATATTCCCTGATTCATCGCGCCCGACAACCTGATCCTGATAGAACAATTCTCCGGTTTGCAGGTATTGTGTTACCGTGATATCGTAATTGTTGTAAATACAAAGGTTTCGAAGCTGGACATCTTCATTCAGAAAATTAGTGCCGATGTGAAAGTTGTTATCTTTCAAGGACTCCCTGATCACGTAGTTTAGAAAAAAGAAAGGAGTAACAACGGTCACTTTACCAGAGTCATAAGTATTGTTCTTTTCAGTTAATACCTGTAGGTCAATCTGAGATTCTACCATTTGCACATAAGTTCCCAGAAATAGCTGATTAACCTTACAACCAGTTGTCTTATTAAACAGGTAACTCATCACCTGCGTATCGTAAGTTTCACCCGTTGCCTGTAATCCCTTTCCGGGTATATTATCCCAAATTGTACGCTTGATGACTAATCCTTTATCGGTAAAAAAGCCGTGGTTCACAATCGGGAAAGCACAATAACAATGCTGATCCGGATTGTAATTCGGACTGCCCAACCAATCTATCTCATGGGAGAATATCGGGATATCCAGCAGATCGCGCTGCTGTTCTAGTTCGCCCAGTACCCCGACCTGGTCAATCAGGGAAGCTTCGTAACTGGTAGCTGTTGCGTTGGTAATAGTAAGAGTACCGGCCATGAGAAGTACACCACCAAAACGGATTTCAAAGCCCGGGAACTTCTGGTTGGAGTTTCTCCTGTATTTGGCAAAACGCTCCGCAAAGCCAAATAAGGCACGGGTGTATTCATTAATCGGAAAGGTAATCCCAAGACCAAAGCTTCCTGGTATCTTGTCAAAAGCACAAACCGGACTTTTCCATGTCAATTGCATGGAAAAGTCCACAGTTAGGGGTATGTTATTACCGTTTAATGTAAGGGTCAACATTATTCCAAATTTCAGGTTTTAAATTTCACGCAACTCTCACTCACCTTAGCCTAAATAAAATAGCTCAGCACTTCACCGATGGAAACATCAGTTGGTTTCTTTTCGAAGTCTTTTTCTTCAATCTTTTCGGTATGAAACTCCACCTTGATTTCTTCGTTCTGAATGGCCTCGTACCTTTCGTTGTAATCCATGTTGGCTTTTGTCCAGGCAGCTGCATTGGGCCATAAAAGAAGCACATGACTACCAATGGCCCCATCGTTGAGAACTTCTCCGTCTTTTAGCTCAAACTCCTTTGCCTTCTTTTGCTTGAGCTCACGAAACTCAACAGAAAGTTCATCAATGTTTTCCGGTTTGCAGAATTTCAGGGCTTCTTCGGTCTTTTCCTGGATACTTTTCAGGAGGCGAAGATCACGACCCAGGGTAATTGATTTTTTGAAGTCTTTGATCCCTTTTAGTTGTGATAAGCCATTGGCGATAAGGATAACCTCCTTTCGCCTGATCGATAGTTTTTTCATCTGGATTCTTGATTGTTAAAGGGTTTCGATTTCGGAAAGAATGGCTTTGAGTTTGGTAACAACTGCTGTAACAAGACTTGTAGTAGCGGCAATCGATTCCACATTGTTGAAGTTGACATTGTTTCGTCCGCTCTGACGGTCAATGGAGATACTTACTGAAGAATCACCGTTTTCAGAAATCGGCACATGACAACTGATATCGCTACTAGATACAGATACATTGATGTTCTTTTCAGAAACGACACAAACACCCGAAAGGCTGTTAGGAGTGAAAGTTTTTAATGTACTAAACATGATTTTTACTTTTTAGAATTAAACATGGGTCAAAAGTGTGGCTTTGTCTCTGTGGCAGAAAGGACAGTTTTAAAAGGAACGGATCGCCCGAACGTTGCGGATAAAAGTGTACCTGCTTTCATTTGGGCCAGTCTGAACACCGGTTGATAAATTTTGGGTCCAAGCTTCTGATGCGCTATATTCTGTTGACGACCAGTATGCAATAGAGCTACCAAATCCAGCATTGATGGCTACCCGGTTTAGAAACAGCTTGTTTAATTCATCTTTACTTGGAAGATACCACCCGGAATATCCACCCGACGAATAGCTTGCACACAATTTTGCTGCATAAGTCCCGACTCCATATTTAGTGGTAATTATACTCGTGTTTGAACTTCCAGCTCCCAATACAGATGAAGTCCCTAAATTCTGAGTGGTTGGTGAATTCTGCCAATATGTAGACCCCTGGTCGCTTGTTGCAACGATTAACCCATGTGTTTGTCCGGCAACGTAACCCGAATCTCCGCTAACAAAAACATAGGCAATTACGCCACCCTGGTAACTGCTTCCTACTGCCAGAGCATTACTTACCAATTCATTCTGCGAAGGGCATCGGGTACTACCGGTTGTTGATCCGGATATAGTCACTTGGTACCTGGCCAGGATTTGGGTACAATCCATTATTAAAAGATCATCTGTACCTGCTGTTATCCCCGATTTTGGGGTAAAGTTCAAACGCAAAAAATTCTCAGTAACTAACCTGTTATCTCCAGCCATTTGATCGTGCTATTTCGAGTTCCTTAATTCGTGCCTTCAAATCCAATATTTCAAATTTCATTGCTTCCACCTTTTTATCTTCCTGTTGAACGGCTTTGGTTATGATTCCCAGATGATTACCAAAGTTGTGCGATTTCTGATCATTGCCTGAAAGCCAGGGGTGGGTATCTTCAGCAATAAACCCGATGCCAAAAGATCCATTGGATTTTAGATTATACCTTTTAATATCAACATTACGGAGAAACCCTAATGCATCAATATTAAGGTCTGTTATATTATTCTTTAATGTCCTGGATGAACCACGGTAAACTTCTGATCCTGTTATAGTGGATGACACGTTGATCGTTCCTGTAACAGTCAGAGCTGCAGTGGCAAAGGCGTTTGATGAACTTCCGTTAATGGGTGCATACGAATGTGTGTGGGTAGTGATAAGCCCTGTGAGAACATATTCAACAACTGCTTTTGTCATTGATATATAAGGACTTTCGTTGTATAGAGAAACTGGAAGGCATCCGACGGCAGGAGTCGTCCCATTAACTTGTATTCCTCCTCTTACTGCGGATCCGGCCAAGGGAAGCGTGTAAGCTCCACCCATAGCTACCCATGACCTGACTCCGGCTGATGTAGATGATAACACGTATCCGCTGGTTCCGGGATTCCCAAGCGTTGGCTCATAGCTGTGTGTATGTGTGCTGATTGTTCCTGTCAGAACCGCTTCAACCTGAGCTTTGGTGATTGAAGTTAGGTATCCAGCACTTGTCCATGGAGTACCAATTCCCCAATTGGATCCTGTCCAGTATAAACTTCTGCCAGAATAACTTCCATCCAGAGAAACGGGTATATATACATCGGAATGACTTTGTATAGTATGTGCAGCAGCAGTATGACTATGCGAACTAATTGTTCCGGTCAGAACCGCTTCAATCTGTGCTTTTGTTATAGAAGTCAGGTATCCCAGACCTGTCACGAAACTATAAATCTGACTTCCGGTTGCCAATGCGGTGCTTGTACTACCTACAGCACCTGTTATAATCGAAAACGTGGGAATGCCAGGATTGGTCAGTGCTAATTGTGATGATGTTCCGCTAGCCATATTAGTGAGATAGCCCATACTCGTCCATGGTGTTCCTGTCACATAGGTATTTGTATCATAACTGATCACCCCGGCTGTTGATTTAACCAGTCCACTGCCGGATAGTGTTGCCTGATAGCCGGAATGGGTATGGCTTGTCAGCGAATACAGTCCGGAATGATTTCCCCACCCAAAAGCTGTATTCCAGTTGGAAGAGTTATCTGAAAGTATTGTGTAAACTCCCGAAGAAGCCCCACGGAGCATGATTCCCTGGCTTGTAAAGTCTCCATCGACCAAAACATCAGCATGCGATGTTTGTGAGGTCAGGTAACCCATCGAAGTCCATGGTGTTCCGGTTACATATCCCATGCCTGTCCATGGAGTTCCTGATACGTAAGTTGTGGTATCTAATGTCCAGGTATCAACTGCCGTTTTCTTCAGCAAACCGGAGGTTCCGGCCAGAGCTGCGATGGCAGTCAAGTCAGTATCCAGAGGCTGATAAACTCCCGTGTGGTTATGACTTGTCAGAGAATACCCTGAAAGATCGTGGGAATGAGTACTGATTACTCCAGTCAGAACAGCTTCCACCATTGTTTTTGTAATTCCAGTCAGATACCCCATTCCAGTCCAAGGCGTTCCAGTCACGTAGGTATTTGTATCGTAACTGATCACTCCAGCTGTTGACTTTACCAGTCCAGTGCCGGAAAGAATTGCCTGATATCCGGAATGTGAATGACTTGTTAGCGAATACAGTCCGGCATGGTTTCCCCACCCATAAGCCGTATTCCAGTTGGCAGAGTTATCTGTAAGTATAGAATAAACACCTGAATTGGCTCCACGAAGCATGATCCCCTGGCTGGTAAATTCTCCATCAACTAAAACATCAGCATGTGAGATCTGAGAGGTCAGATAACCCATACTCGTCCAGGGTGTCCCGGTTACATATCCCATTGCTGTCCAAGGAGTGCCTGACACGTACGAGGTAGTATCTAATGCCCAGGTGTCTGCTGCTGTTTTCTTCAATAAACCGGAGGTTCCGGCCAGGATTGCAATAGCCGTGAGATCTGCATCCAATGGCTGATATACTCCCGAGTGGCTATGCCCAGCTGTCGCATAATAACTACCATGCTGTCCGTCCAGAAGATCAGCATTAAGATTAGTTACTACGTTTGTGTTACTCATAACACCTCCTGTTAACAGGAGATAAGGATGCAAATGATTATTGGCAGCTACATTGACACCGATATCAACTGCCGTTAATAATCTTGCATCTGCTGCCGCACCTATTTTCTGATACAACCCATCCATCTTAGCGGAGAAACCAACGAATCCGGAGCCCGGATCATTAAGATTTGTAACCGATAAGATATCAAGTTGTGCAAGCTGTTTCCTTGAAGCCATAATCTTTATATTAACCCATGATTACTACTGTATATTGACCGGCTGTTGGAGCTACATTAAAGTTGAAAGTCGTGACGTTAACACTGGTATCAATGATCTCACATTCCACGGCATCAAATGGCGTTGAAGTTCTGGATATGACGGCAATAGTTGCCATTGTATTAAGTCCATGTGTAACAGGGTAAGTTAAAGCTGATCCGTCACCAATAGTCTGAGTGAATTTACGCACCAGGGATAAGGTTCCGGTAGTTTGTAATGCTTGTTTTAATTTCAGCGGGGTAATAGCTCTTACATCATCCGTTCCCGTAGCAACTTCAGCTGTAGTTGCAATTTCAATGATTCCCTGGGCGGTTTCTGATGCAGCAATTATGTCCGGAATGTTTTTATTGACAGTGGTCCAATGCGCTGCCAAAGTTGGACTATCCTGTTTGGCAATCACCATATCACCAATCTGAACATCTTCGGCAAAGAATGTTCCGGCAACTGTCACTACATAGGTATGACCCTGCTTGATACCGGCAATAGGCGTTGCATCCAAAAGCGGAGCATTGGCTGCGGCATCATAGCCACCTTTGTAGATTAAACTTCCAGAGATTGTTGTATTGATGGCATTAATCAATTGCAGGACCTTATCCGCAGAGAATAATTCAGTAGTTGCACCCAGAATAGCAGCATCGTTAATTACCCGGTGCCTGGTGGCATCGGCTATGTGGGTATCAATCTGGGCATGGGTGTTTGAACCAACTCCGGAGAGATCAGTATGAGCCAGCTGTTGAAAGTTTGCTGCTGTGGCTCCTGATGCCCGAAGGACCTGACCGGCTGCAGCACCAGAGATGGTATGCTCTGCACCCAAAGCCAGATTGGTTGCGATAACGTGCGAAGTTGGGGTACGGGCATTGGTCATTCGTGCATCGGAACTGATGACAAGTGCTTGCCAACTGGTTCCGTCATAGAAATAGATCAATTTGTCCGCAGTGTTCCAGTAAACCCGACCCGGCGAGGCGGTTGGAGCGGCTGCTAAATTTTCAAGCCTTGCCTGAAGAAGCTGATTTAGAGCCAGGTCCAAATCAATTAAAAATGTCTTTTTTGCCATTTGATTTTAGTTTAAATCGGCAAAACCCGCAAGAGCTGCCGAAAAGGTTAATACAATCATATTCTCATTTATTTGTTTTATATCTCCTTCGTACTCATTGCCGAAAACGTCTGTAATTGTAACTGTTGGGTATTTGGCCAGATTATGGGTGATCTCCCAAACTCTGGAAGGATTTACCTGTTCGTGGTGATAGTTCTTGTCCCCAACCTTGTTCCATTTATTGTTTTCCCTAAGTTCAAGGCCTTTCTCTGGTGTAAACTGGATCGTTCCATCTTCGGGTTCGACAAGTTCACCCTCCTCCGTTCGGTGATCATACTTTTTAATCTGGATACCATTACAGAGTTCAAGCAATCCTGATTTAAAAAGAATAAGGGCATCATCCCTGTTTTCTTCATTAATACCCTTGCCAACAGTAAGCAAGCGATCTAAGGACACCCATTGCAGAGGGTTTGCCAAAGGATCTTCCGTTGGATAACTACCAAGGATGATTTCCCTAAAGGCCCTTGTAATAGCCCCAATACCAATGGCTATTGACTCATTTCCATTAATGGAATGATCCTGACCCAACGCCTGACCAAATTCAATATCAAGATTAAAAATATTCAGGAGCCATTTCTCAGGATCACGATCATACTTCTCATTGTAAAGACCAGGATACTCTCGCCATAGCGAATCGATCAGTTCCTTCATGTTTGGATCTTTCCAAATATCTTTTAGTTGCACTCTGCCTTTCATCGGTGAGCCTCCAGTATTTTAATGTCCAGGTTTTGAATATCTTCCCCGCTATCAAAAAGTTTGTTATCACCAGGTTCAATATATACTGGAATAAGTTTTTCCTGATTCTGAGGATCCACCATCCAACACTGTTTTGAACTGAGAAAATCCCGCAAAGCGAGTATTTCAATGGGTGATTTGGGACCTGTATTCAGTTCCCAAGTCCGTTGTGAGCTGGAGGAAATAGTTTTTTGACTGGCTACTTTGGATCCGGCAAGAACAGGAACTGCACGGTAAGCAATTTCGGATTCTGTTTTAAGTCCTTCTGTGGATGGACCGGTAAGCCAAATACAATCAATACCTGAGAGAGGATTAACGTAAATGAAGGTAAAAGCTCTTTCGTAATATGCATTATCAACGATATAGGTGCGCCGCTCTGAAATTTCGTTTTCCGAGTCATAAAGCCAAAATGAGTAGCTTAGCAATTTCTCTCCTGGCTTAAGATCAAAACCCACAAATGCAGGATTAAATGCGAACTCAAGTAATCCGCTTGCAGGGTCCAATACGCAGCTACCTGAAGGCATATACAGTCGGGCAATTTTCAGGTCTGTTTTAACTGAAAGTATCCAGTTTGCATTATGGATATTGGTCCATCGGGAAAGGTACCAGAGCTTAACGATCTGAGTTGGCGAAACAACTTGATTGTTCGGAAGGTGAGTCAGAAATTTACCTCCTTCAATGTATTCACTGGCGAAGTTTTTGTTTGAATCATTCAAAATGCCAAGTTCGTAAGGCCGTAGTTTGCCTTTAATTACTGTTAACGAATTGTTTGTTGACAGGTTGTTCCATGCCACCTGACGGTTGCCGGAAGAATCTGTCCATACCTCACCGATATCGATGATAACGTTAAAAGCTAATTTTGGATGAGCAGTAACCACGCCAACAGCAGGATAATCAAAATCGTAGGTTACCGGCTGATCGATCAGTCCAGAGATATCGAATACGGCTTGAAGTCCCGGGGTTGATGGTGCTATTTCCTCCACAAAGGGTGATCCCATCAAAGTATCACAAGAGACTTTAACCGCGAGTTTATGATTTACCCTCACTGCACTGGCTGTAAGGGTTATTTGAATGGGATTGCCTGAAAGATGAATCGGACCACCCGTTATTGCATGCGTTACCATAAAGAGCCTCCCCAACCCCTCCAAAGGAGGGGCTTCTCGTTTAACTGTTGATTAATGCGTCAAAAATCAGACAACCTGTGAATTATCGAAAGGACAGTTTTTAAGCCCACTCCTTTAGAGGGGGTTTGTGGGATGCTATGCTATTTCAATCCACTGTTTGTGGTTTTCTGGTATTGCTCCCGTTTGCGTTCATAAGCCTCGATAGAAATGGAAGGGTTCCAATTTTTCAGATCAGATACAGCCGTTGCCAAAGCCAATAAAATCTCATTTTGGTTTTGGTTAGTTGGATTAATACCAGATAGTTTTCCAAGCAAGCTGTTTAGTGCTGAATGGGAAACTGAATTTGAATCAGCAGTATATCCTTTCGAAGAAAAACCTCTGGATTTTCTCACCTTGTATGCTCCCGGAGTGATGGAGTATCTGGTTTGCCTCATGTTCTCCAATCCGGCCACCATCGAGGCGATCTGAGGATTGCGAAGCATATCGGCAGGGATGACATATTCCCCTTTGTGGACTATGCCGGCAGGCTCATTCTTTCCTCCTGCACCTGTGTATCCACCACTGGCATAACCTTTAGGTTGTGAGAAATTGGCTATTGACTGGGCAACAATGGAAGCAATACTGCCAATGGCTGAAGCGGTATTGATGGCCACCCAAGGCATCCCCAGAGTCAGTGGAAATGTGGCTACTGCTTTTGCGTTGGCGATGGCGGTATTAAAGATGACCTGGCCTATTGCAGCTGCTTGCTGAAAAAGGAACATTGCTTTTCCCAGTGCTGTTTCCTTTCCAGCCAGTTCAGCCAGACCACCAAACAATGAATTTGCAGCGGAGAAAACAGCATCACCGATCTCCTGTTTCTTTGCCAGTTCATCCAGTTTGATTTGAACGAGTTTATCCGATAGGCTACGCTCAGCGGTTGCGATTTTAGCGGCATTATCATTGGCATCAATGAGGTCCTGCTGATATTCTGCCTGGGCCATATCACGCTTTGCTGCAAACTCTTCCTCGTCCGTTTTTGCTTTCGCATGTGCAATAAGGGCTGCATCCATGATTCTTTGCTCATTTTCTGCCTTTTCCAGATCTGACATTATTTTCAGGTGAGCTGTTGTCTTTTCCTGAATGGTTTTATTGATCGTATCATTCAAGGCTACTTCCTGCTCTTTCAGATCTGTTTTGTCCAGCAGTTGTTTTTTTAGTCCGGCCAATTCATCTGCCCATCGGTTTTCCTCAATAGCTTTTTGCTTTGCAATTCCCTCTTTCAGGTTTCCCACTTTGGCATCAGCCAGTTCTTTCTCTGCCTTTTCCAATAAGTCTTTAACTTTTTTTTCAGCTTCTACCTGCAATTGCAAAGACTGGGAATAAGCCGCTTCGTATTCCTTACTCCCCTTCTCATAGATGGCCATTTTAGCCTGTTGAAAATTGATCTCTTCTATCAACTGATCAGCCTTGAACTGATCTTCTGAGCCTTTTGTTTCCAGGTGGCTTTTCTTGATCAGTGCCATTTTTGCTTCATGCTGCGCTGTGGCGTTATCAATAAGTGTTTTCAGCCTTTCTTTTTCCTTCTTTTGGGCTTCTGATTCTGATTTGTCATCCGCTTTTCCTTCTTTTTTTGTTCCAAGTTCATTGAGCCGGTCAATTTCGTTTTGGATGGATTCAATCGATTTATTACGGGCGGTTATCTCAGCTTCGGTCGAACGGGGCATTTTGTTGGCCGTTTCCAGTTCCAGCTCTTTTGCCCGGACCAGGTCAAGAATAACACCAGTACCAGCGCCTCCGTCCACTCCGGTCTTGAAATCTTCCTCCTTCTGTTTTCTGGTTACCGAAAGCAGTTTCTCTTTCTGCATTAACAAGGCTTTCTGCTGCTCAGTCATATTTGAAAAAGCTGTATTTGCATTGCGTCCCTGGGCTACGGCAGCATTTCCAAAGGATAGCAAGTTGTTGCCCAAAGCCTGCCAAAAGGATATATCGGCACCTTTACCGGAAGAGAGATCAAGAAGCTCTCTTTCGATATCGATCAGTTTTTCTGATGCCGCCTGAACAAATGCTTTCCGTTCCAGTGCTTTGATATAAACATTAATAGAATCGGTAGCTTCTTTGGTGTAGACATTTTCTAAATTGATATTTCCAAGGGTAACAGGCGAAAGTTTATGCATTTCTGCAATGGCTTGAAGACGCTCCGCGTCTGAAAGTTTCTTGTTTCGGGCAGTTGCCAGTAAATCTTCGATGGCTAGTTTTTCCTCCACGATCCTTTTTTTAGCTTCCAGATTCAGTTGATTCATCATAAACTGCGTTTTTTGTGCAGCTGTCATCTGCCCGGTATAAAAGTACAGGGCGGTACCTGCTGCAACGACTAATCCAACAAACAGGCCTATCGGGTTGGCAGCCATGGCAGCGCTAAAGGCCCGGAACTGGATCGAAGCCACTGCCAGGTTGCCCGAGAGCAGTGCCACACCCGCATTATACAGGGAAATGGCAGCAAACTGTGCAGTAAAGGCAGCTGACTGAAGCCACCCTGCGACAATACCTAAAAGTGTTTCTTTATTTTTCCTCGCTTCCCACATCGTAGCCAGTTTGGCTGCAATGGTGTAGGCCGTAAGGGAATAAATGAGCGATAGGATAAGTATCTTATGCCAGGATATAAAATCAATGGAGATGGTTAATGCCCTGATAAAATAGGTCAATCCACTGGTGCTTACCTGGAGTGCCGGAGCCAGTTTTTCACCCAGTTCAATACTCATCACATTGAGCCTGTTTTTGGCCTGGGCAAGTTTGGCGTTGTTGTTGCCGGTATTAATGATTGCCTGTTCGATAGCTACATTAGTTCCGGTTACTGCCTGCTCATAATGTCTAAATTCTTTCACATTCTGAATCAGGGTATTGGCTACGTTGATGTTCTCAAGACCAAACATCTTTAGTTGTTCCTGCGGGGTAAGAACTTTTTTAGCCAGATTCTCCAAGGCTGTTCCCATACCAACAATTGCAGGGTTGGTATCATCAGCCCCTAGTTGAAGATGGAGTAACATTCCACGTAGTCCGCGACCGGCTATTTCGGGTTGTGAAAACCGGGGTGCAAGGGTTTCCAGTGTTGCTGTAAGTGTTTCAATGGATAGTCCGGCCATGGAAGCGGTGGTTCCTGCTTTTTCAAAGCCTATGGTTAGGTATGGTATTTCTCCTGCACCTTCCTTTGAACCAGCTCCCAGGACATTGATGATCCGGCGGGCCTGATCAACGGATACATTATACTGGTTCATCACCATGGTAAGCCCTGAAATGGCAGGTTGCAGATCAATCTTTGCTGCATCAGCTAGTATAATGGCTTCCTTGGTAACATTTACCAAAGCCTCCTTATTTTTTAGAAGTTCAGGTCGGGCTGAACCTACTTTGGTAAATGCATCAACAATTTGCTGAGCCGATTGGGTGACACGTATTCCACCTTCCAGGGTATCTGTCGACATTTTTTTGGCCATTTCGCCCAGCCATTCGAGATCTTTTCCTGCCAGACCAGTCAAAGCTGAAAGATTATCCAGTCGCTCTTCAAAGTCATTATAAGTTTGAATGATCTGTTTTACTCCCATCACTAGCGCCACAGAAGACGCAAGAAATGCGGTAACCATCGAGAAATAGTCATTAAACATCCTTCCGATGTTGCGCATGGACCACTTGCTTTCGATCTGACCGATATCTGCGCGGTGCTGATCGATGATTGCTTTTAGTTGTTTGATTTTGGAAGCTTCGGCCACATATTCTTTGGAGCCAATAGTCATTCGTGCCTGGGTGTTGATGGTCTTGTTCATCTCGGCACGGATGCTGGCAATGTCATTGGTGACTTGCTGACCATTGATGTAAAGGTTGATTCGCCTGTTGTAGGAAGTTGCCATGGTAGATATTTTTCACAAATATCCGATTGGCAAACAGTAGTGGAAAGGACAAGAAAAAAGTGGGTTTTCTTTACATGTTCTTATAACATATAAAGAAAAAGGGCAAAATGGATACAGATTATTTGATTCTCATTCGGGTTGCATTTACCGCAGCATCAGCATTGATATTGGCCAGTTCATCAGCCAGAATAGGAACATTTCTATCCAGTACAGGATTGAACCATTCGACGGCTACACGTTCTCGAACCCGTGCAGGATACCTGGCTGTTCGAGTGACCAATCCATTTCCATTTGACTGATATCCTCGTCCAACGCCTTTATGAACAAAAACGCCATGACGCTCAAAGGAGAAGCCAACGTAATTTGCTAAACCGAATTCTTTTCCAACTTTGCTCATGATGCTGGCTGCTAATTTCTTTTCGGTTTGTTTGCCGCCATCACGGATAACAAATGATTCTGTTTTCCCGTCAGAGAACCATCGGGCACTTCCACGAAGGGAGTTGCGAACCATTGGTGCCCATTTCTGGACCAGTGCATTCTGCTCTTGAATGGTTTGGGGATCAGGCTGACTGCCGGTTGATTGGGAAACGTATCTTGATACTTTTCCTTTAAAGTTTCCGTTGGTTCCGTAATTGTTCTTAAGATATCCCATTCTGTTCGATTTATGGGATTAACCATTTATCCGGGTTCACTTCATTACTTCGTGGTGAAGTTATGACGTAAGTATATCGAATACCGTAATTCCCATCTGATTCATTAACCAGGAGCGAAGCTTCGACGCTTGAGAAATCAAAATCACGAATAGCCGGTGCCAATGGATTGCGTTTATCTGCTTTCATCCTAACAAGAAGTTCATCCCCGATTTCTTCCATGTTTTCCCAGGCTGATTGAATAGCTTCAAAGTCAGTCTGGTCAGAAACATGATCGATCAACATGAAAGCGCCACGTCTGTTTTTAAGCAGATTATCGCTTTTGTCGTCCGTGAAGTCATAGCCATAACCTTCAAGAATCAAAAAAGGGTGTTTGACATCAGTACGGTTAATACCTCCCAACACTTCATCGACTTCCATCCTGAAAAAATGTTTTTCACTATCCGAGTGACCGATATCCTTATGCAACCTTGCAAGGTTTTCAAAATAGGAAACGAGCTGAGAGAATTTTGCTACCATAATTTCGAGTGATTAAGGGTGTTGATTATTTATGTGACCTGGCGTTTTCCTTATATTTTCGGGTCATGTAGGCAAAGATGGTATTGACCGGCTTTGTAGCCCAAATTTCATCATGAATAATATCATCACCCACAAAATTTTGAAAGACCTTTATCCAGATATTTGGATCTCTTTTGATGTCTGGCGGAGCGATATCACCATCTGAAACTGTCGGAATGGTTGTCAATTCTGTTACCGTTTGAAAAATGAGAGGATAAGCCAGAGCAAGCCACTCATGCATTAGCTGGTAATTCAGAACAATAGCCTCAAGGATATTTTTATTAATTTTCCCAATCCTGGAATGGCGGCTTTGAATATGCTTTTCATCAAAAGTTTCATCTTTTCTGAGGTACAGCGAAGCGATGAATTTATTCAAATCGGATTCATCACCTGACTGCTGATAATTGGCAAAATAGGTATCCGCAAAGATGAACTGACCGAATGTGATTCCTTTAAGTTTGCCTTCCGGAGCGTATAAAACCAATCCTTTTGTATAGATAGAAATCTTCCTGATTATAAATTCATGATAAGGTTTGTGATCTCCTACAAACTCAAAGATTTCCGTGAGTTTGTAGCGTTCATAATCAGATAATTTATTGAGGATCCCTTTTTTTAGTCCTGTCAATGCTTTCAGAAAAGCGAAATCAGAGATTGCCGATTTGTAAAGACAAGCTATTGCGATCAGTTGCTTTTGAGTCACATCAGCCCAATTCTGAGGTACTTTACTGTTCACCTTTCGGGTTAATGGCAGCCAACCATTAGGACGATAAATTACTTCAATTTCTAACATGCCCAGAATGATTTTTTGTCTGTATTGGTCCGTCTCAGTAAATTACCTGTTTGCCCGCAGTAAGTTGGCCAGTCAATGGCATTTGCAATAAGGTAACTTTTTAGCTGCTCCAGATAATTTTGTCCTTTATCTTTGTTTCGCTTAGCAAGGAAATTAATACGTTCGCTTTCTGAAGGCTGTTTGTTTGTCAATAGATTATTGTAGGCGTCAGTACTTTCGAAGTATAAGCCTTTCTCCGTAAGATCTGCACCGCTTTCTTCCATTAAAAGCGCCGTTGCCAGATAGGCGATGGCTTTTTGAATATATGGAAGGATTGCTGTCACTTTTGCTGAAGGTGTTTTCTTTACCATTTCTAGTTTTATTTCATTAAAAATTGTTTCTCCAAGTATCGGTTTGATATCCAGATCCTCCACTAACTGCATAGGAGATTTCAGCCGAAGGAAAGTCAGACGGCTGTGATTAATGAAAATGATTGCGTTGAAAGTACTGGTATCAGGGATAAATGATGATTTCAATAAAGTCCATCCATCCGAATCAACAAATGATTTGAAATTGACTGATTCTGCTTCAGACTTCTTGATTTCCATCTCCAGATAAAAAAGGATTTCATCCAATCCATTGAAGCCGGTTGTTTTGAAATACTCTTTCAATTCAACTTCCTGGTATTTAAAGAGACTTTTTACCTTTTCGTTTTCGGTTCGCTTGAACCCTCCATCGGAGATGGTGGCGTTCAGAACCTGGAACCCGGACCAATAAGTCAGGTGAATCAGTGACCGTTGTACCAGAGACAAAAGTTCACTGAAAAGGATATTCTTTCCAACTAAAGGATTCTCTGGCGGATTGTCATAAAAATCCTGCAATTCCTTGAATAATTCGGAACCCAGCAATGGCCGAAGGTAGGCAGTTTCTGCATTCTGTATATGGGGTTTTAACCTGTTAAAGTCGGTCCCTGCGCCAACTGCCAGATATTGTTTGATTTCTTCGATAGTTTTGAATAGCATTACGATAGTGTTTTAGTTGTTCCTGCTCCTGAATCGAGAGTAGTTAGAACGGTATTTCTGAACCGCCATTCTACATTTTCATCACCACCATTGTACCTGTGGACAATTTCAATAGGGTCAAGCATAGTCTGACGGTCGAGCCAGGCATTTGCCACATTGATCAGGTATGCTTCCCTGATATTGCTTCCTCCTGAATTTCCTGCGTAAGCTCCACCAGGCATGCCTGCACCCATCACATTGGGATTAACCATGATGGCAAACATGATCTCAGAGTTTGCTGCAGCTGAAGTAACCAGGTTCTGTTCGCTGTTCAGTTTGTTGTTTAGCGGTTCGATAATCCATTTCTCCTCTGCCTTGCCATTCATTGGATTAATCTCGAAAAAAGTAAAGATTGGTTTATCGGCGTTATCCACTCCGCAAAGATTGGTTTCCACATCATCCATATAATCCTCAATTGCTTTTTTCCGAAGGTCGATAGTTGCAAATTCATTGGCAGGGAACTGACGGTCCCAGAATGCATAAGGGATCTGAATATGCCATTTCCAGGTTATTTGATTGGTGTAAGCTTTTTTCAGAAAAGCCGGTACCATACTGGCAATGTCGATCCATCCGGCCAGGTATGCAGCAAACCAAAGGGGAGCGGAATAATACTCGTTATTGCTCCAGGAATCACGTATACACATCACAAGTGATTTTCCGTTTGTTTTCCCAGCCCAACGGCGACGCTCAAGATCAGCATAAGGATCATATTCATTCAGAACTTCATACACAGTGTATTCACCCTCAGAAGGTGTATCAGGAAATCTTCCTGATACGATGCAATTCTCAACTACACCATCCTTATTGGCAACGGTCAACCGGCAGTATTTTGAATTGATGGCATTTACCCCAACAATCTGACTTCCATCAGTATTGAAAAGAAACTCCACGAAAGCAACCCCGAGCTTCAGGTAATCTCGGATAGCTTTTTCCATATACCTCCTCATAACGCGACTATTGGCAAAAATTGTTAATGAGGGATCTTTGGGTGCTTTTAGAAGTTCATTGCCTTTATCATCATATCCGGTTACAATGCACGGGTAAATACCCTGGCCAAGGGTGAAGTTTCGGGTAAAGCGAAGACCTGTATTCAGCGTTCCGACTTTATTGATGATCTCCTCTGACTTTGACGGCCAATCATTGTTTGACCCCCAGCTGGCAATTTCGTAATTGCCAATTGTGGTGTGATCCAAATCGATTTTCGCAGGTTTAGGATTCGCTGAGTTTGGTTTATCAGCCGGAACCCCGGTTGTGGCTCCCAAATAGCTTCGTCCGGTAGCCAGTAGTGGCACTCCTTTAGCATTAAAAATAATATCTGCCATATTACATTCTTACCTTTATTCCATTGTACTCAATCAATGAATCAATACTTACCGGAGTGACATGACCGAAGGCTTTTCCATTTTCATCAACCGGAAGAACACCTCGCATACGATTTTCTTTCATGTTCATTTTTAGCCCGGTAGCGACTGCCCTGGGTATAAAAACCAGTTCGCCATCTTTTTTTACAAACTTGATGGAGAATACAATTTGTTTTCCCTGTGGAGTTTCCCTGATCTCCAATTCTTTTAGGACAAGGTTTCGGCGTATAGATTCTATTTTTAAAGACATATTTCACTCAATTTTACGAATTACACTAATTGTGAGTAAAAGTAGATAGAGGGTAGGGTAGGAGAAAGGACAGTTTCGACTAGATGTATTCGAAAGGCTCATAGACCGGAGCTCAATTCCAATATCTATGTCAAACCTGAGCGAACAAAAAAATGGGGCGTAAGCCCCACTCTTCGTTAAAGGTTAATTTGCTCTTCAACATCTCGGACTTTCACATCCAGGGTTCGTTTCATTTCATCGATAACGGAGGTGATCACTGCCGAGTTGGAGGTTCTGAACTCATTGCCGTTTGAATCCCGCAAACTGATCACAGAACTGAGAGAATCAGCTCCAATCTGGAAGGTTTGCAACTTGCGTCGTGAATCATTCAACGTTTTCCAACGGTCGATCAGCAATGATAAATCTTCCACCCTTTGAATCCTTTCATCGAGGGTTAACTTACGTGGTACTTCGACTTCGTCTTTCACAATGGTCAAAACCGGAGCAACTTCTACAAGCTCAACTACTTCAGCAACATTGGCTGTTTTCTCTGCAATATTTGATTTACCCATAACATTTTACTGATGCCCTTCAGTTTTATTTTGGCTTCTGGCTCGCCTGTTAAAATTAAATTATGGATAATCAACATTGAGCCAACCGGATTCTTGTCAAGGCCGAATGTCTGGTTTTTGCTTTGAGTAAATATTTGTGTGTCATCTTCCTAAACAAGTTCGGGAAGACCAGGCAAAAAACTGAACTAGCACGAAGTGTTGTTTTTGTAAATCAGATTTGGCGAAACCCAAAGCCTTGACTTTTCCGAATGGCGTAAATATCTTTATCCCTAATTTGAGTGTAACAAGAATTTCTATGTAGTAGGCTGAACATCATCAAAATAAAAGAAAGAAAAGAAGGTATTTGTATCGAAATTGTGAATCCCCTATAAGCGAACAAAAAAATGGCCGAAGCCATTTTCTTACATTTTACCTTCATCGGCAAATGAGAAGTAAGATTCTGAAGTAATAATCAGATGATCCAATACCGCAATGTCGAGAACCTTGCCGGCTTCCTGAATCTTCTTTGTTAAATCTTTATCAGCTTCACTGGGCTCCAGGTTCCCACTCGGGTGACAGTGACTTAAAATGATTGAACAGCTATTTGATTTCAAGGCTGTCTGCATAATCATTCGTACATCAGCCATTGTGCCAGTGAGTCCACCTGCTGAAATCTGGCAGTATCCCAATACTTTGTTATTTCTATTCAGACACAAAATGTAAAAGTATTCCCTGTAATCCAGACTTGGAAAAACATCCTTTAAGCAACAGTAAGCATCAGCGGAAGTAACCACTTTTTGTAATTCTGATGCCTTGTACTTTGGTTTGTAGCTGATCTCAATTTCTGCCAAAGTTGAATTGTACATTGGCAT